GTTAGCAATAATATGTTGGCACTCTTCTGGAAGCTCATCAAAGTCTGGATAAAGAACCTTGCACTCATCAACAGTAACAGCAATGTCCAAAGCAAATAACTGACGCACTCGTTCTTGTTCAACGACAGTGCCTACTGGCTTGCCGTATTCTTGATCGCTTTCCAAAACAAGATGCCCTATTCCGCAAGTGGGCAGCGACAAATGGTCAAGATACACCTCGTATTTGCAGCCCTCATCTTCGGCTATTTCTTCGCGCAATCTATCTTTGTTCATTTCTTTTTCTTTATTAGCTTTGTTAAAACTTTTGCTTGCTTTGCATGAGAGCGAGAGGCTTTGCGTAAACCAGCCGCCACTTTTTTCACTTTAGCTTTTGCTTCCCGCTTCATCAATTCACCTTCCTAAATCGTCTGGTTTTTCGTGCAATTTTTTTGGGCTGTCTGGATACTTGTTTACCCGCTTTAGTTGCTTTTCGTTTAGCACTGGTTGTCGCTGCGTATTCCGCTTTTGATAACGACTTAATGGCAGCGGAAGGTAAATACCGTTCCCCCGTGGCTTTAGACCCTTGAGTAGATGGTTTACCACTTTTGGTTCTCCACTTCTGCTTAGTCCAAGACTTTAAGCTGCGTTGTGACTTAGCTAAAGGCATTACCTGTATCCCCCGCCTTTGGCTTTGTACTGCTTTGCAAGCATCTGCGCTTTACGCGCCGACCATTGACCTGGCCTGCCACCCTTGCCACTAGCTTTTATCCTGTTAAACAGGTTCTTGCGCATAGTTGGCTTGGTGTAGTTACCCGCCTTGTTAACTGTAGATTTTTTCTTAGGTGCCACTATTTTTTCCTAAACTTATCTACGCCTTTGAGTCCTAATCCGGCAAGAATGGTAACATACAATATATTCTGATACCAATCTGGCAATTCGTTTAACCTAGCAAATCCAGATTTGACCAGTTCTTCCATACCTGGAACAAAGCTAAGTATGCAGGGAATTAGTACAACAATTGTAATTATCTCATCTTTAAAACTGGATTTTGTGGACTCAGCCATGATGAGTTCCCACTTGGAATCATGCTGGGCTGCGGTCTTCATTATCTCTGACTTGGCTTTCTGCTTCTCAACCTTGCCTTCTAAGAAGGTCTGGGCAAGATTACCAACCACACCTAGTAACTGTATCACTCGCAACTCTCCTTTCCAGCACAATCAACAGGATAACACTGTGCAATCATCCTGTAATAATCGTTATGGTAAGTGGCTCTCCACATTTCTTCATCAATTAAATACACACACTGTTCTTCCGTCATCTCTTGCTGCAAAACCATTTGATTACCGATATATTGCCACTCATTTCCGTCATTACCCCACATGCTTATAACTAGAACGAATGTCTCAATCATTACCTAGTCCCTACTATCAGCTTTAGTTTTGCTATCTCAACTTCCAAAACATGAACCTTTGTCACCATATCTTGAACGCTTGGTGGCGGTTTCCAATCATCAATCCAGTTGTCGTTCTCCTCAACTTCTTCCATCGTCAGTTCAAGGTTGTGTTCAAGAAAGCTAATACGTTCTGTCAGCCCAAAATAAACCCAAACTGATACGGCGGTAAACGCAATCATGCTTATAAGATTACGCAATGGAATTGTTATTTCACTTGCTTCATTTAACTTTGTCGCCGCCTGTTTCATTTAGACTCACTCCCGCACCATACAGCAAAAGCACCTGTAGCCGCGCCGACTATAGTGCTAACAAAAGCTGTCTGTTGAGTAGTAGCGTCAGCGCCAAGGGCCATGAACCAATCGCATACATTCCATGCCATAACAGTAAATGCCAGCATCATCAGACGCGGTATGATTTTGTACTCTGTGAGTGCTTTACCCATCTCTGCGTCCTCTTACTGCCGCCATCGCTTTATTAAACGAATAAAACTCTGCTTTATCTTCATCAAATAACTGAGGCGACATGCGCTTTGACTTTTGTTGCACCTCAAAAACTGGCAAGAACACTGCTTTCCTATGTTGATAGCCCACACAGCATAATATGTCATAGTCCTTAACACTCCCAATAATTTTATTCTGGCGTCCATGCCCAAACTGAAAATGGTAACTCGGAAGGCGCTTGCCTTTTTGTAATAGTAGGCTCGCAGTCTTAACTTGTATCCTGATATATTCATCATCTTTCCACGCTAATAAATCAACCTTGTCTTGCTGACACATAGACACTCGCCAGCCTAATGATAACACAATGGCAGCGGCGTGATACTCACCGATAAGGCCTGTTGTCGTACTCATCCAACCTCAATAGACTTTGCTGTTGATACCATTACAGTAATAAACAAACCTACCACCACGCAAGCAAGTGCAAAAACAGCCAATCCAATCTTGAAGTTATCAAGCATTTCTTGCTGGGCAATCGCTGCTTCTCTACGCGCCTTGGCTTGGGCTTCCCTGGCCTCGCGTATTCTCTTAGCACGTTCATCCAGTATAGACTGCCATGTGCCAGCGCCAAATCTGTGGTCTGTTAAGCGCCTGATTTCAGCCACTTGTTCAGCAGCTAAACGCGCATCTATCATTTCTTGGGCAACACTCTGAACGCCAAACTGGTCTGCTATACCCATGCCAGTTTTTTTGTTACTAGCAGCTTGAACTTGCTGTTGACCGTTAAGCAGCGCATCTATGTCGCCTGCAATAGCACCAATGTCCTTTGCAGTTCCAAGGGCTGACTTAATCCCGTCCACACTTGCTTTGACAAGTGCTATGCCAGCTAGTGCAGTGCTAATCGGTTCCATTAGGACAGCATACCCTTCTTCAGTGCTTGACATCGCCACATCTTAGGTTGCATACCGTAAATCATTTCACCAATGTCACGGCCCATTTCCATAGCACGTTCTTTGCATTGGCGTTCCGTAGCCCACGGCCCACGATAATCCTCAAAGGTAATGCAGCTAGTGGGGTCGGCTATTGCACAGGCTATGACAACCGCCTTAAACATCTTTCCCTAGAAGCCTCTGAACGGTCTTGGTTTCAAAGATGCGTATCAACACCCAGATACCAGTAAACAACGCTACAAAGTCAGGAACCATAGCCATCCACGCGGCAACCGTGCCTGTGCCAGCCACAACATCTAAGACGACTTTGGTTTCATCGTTCATAAGTCACCTATGCGTAAGGACTATCGCCCAATACAGATGTATCCCAAGCTGCCTTGAGTTTAGCAATTGTGTCTGCGCTGTCGATTGCAGATGCGGCTGGCGCATCACGCAGTGCTTTCTTCTTAGCTACAGAAGCAGTCTTTGCAGAAGCATCGTCAGCCTCTAATGCTTTCATGTATACAACGTCCTCTGCATCAAGCAGTGATGCGCGAACCTCACGAATTTTGTCTTTGAAGATAACCTTTGCGGCAGTCATATCTTCTGAAATAACCTTGCCAGACAATGACCATGCGCCACGAAAATGCCTATCGCTGGGCTTGCTCGTCAACTCAGCGGAATCAATCTGATTACCGGATTTGTCAACTATGTATGTTGCTACAGCCATGATTTACTCCTTATGCTGCTAAGTCTTCGATTGTTAATTCTTCACTTATTTTCCAACTATTACGCCACTCGCGAGTTGCTGGAAGCTGCTCTTTGCGGCAGATAACCATTTTAGGTTTGTTGCCCTCGTTCCATGTCTTCCAGACAGATTGAGGGCAGTCTTTCATAATAAGGTATTCGATTGCCTGTTCTTCAGTCATGGCTGGCATAGGCTCTGTGTCATGCAACAGATAGCCTCTTGTATGCTTCACAAAGTCAGGCTTTGCTTCATCCTTGGCTAACTCCCAATACACTTGAACAGGCGGCAAGATACCGCCTTGTAAAGCGCAAGCCATCCAGTTAGGGTCAGGCACAAGGATTTTAGCGCACTCGTCAATGCTGTCCTCGTAGACAACACGATAGTCAGACTGTACACCGTCTAAATTTTCTTTAGCCCAGCATAGGCGGTCAAATAGGTGTACGCCTTGAAACTGTGGGGTCACTGTCATGCTAAATCTCCAAACATAATCACCATTGACCTAGAACCATCATTTAAAGAACCAGTGCTTGCTATAAACATTTTTACGCCATTAGTTGTTGTTGAGCCAGTAGTATCGGCATCTGCCGCTACAACACGAGTGTTTGTGGATGTCCCTGCAAGTATATTATACTCATTACTACCAGACCCCCACGAATTTGCCCAAGCACTCGCCACTGTCAAAGAAAATCTGCCAGTTGCCACATCTGTTCTTGAACTTATGTTTAAACTGTCAGTCGATGTCAGGCTTCCACCAGAACCTGTGTTGTTATTGTCCCAAGCCTTCGCACTACCATTCACAACAAAGTTCG